AGTTGTGGCCTCCTTCTCACTTGGCAGACCGCCTTGGGCGGTGGGAATATCCATAACAATATCGTCAAAGGAAACCCAAACGGTATAGCCGCAGGTTGTCGAGCTGGTACCTGTCTTAAAAGATCCATAGGTGATCAACTTAAAAATGCCAACACCACCTGTGTGTGATAGGCGATCATAAAAGGGTAAGACACTAATATGAGGTATACGCAGTTCAGCCTCACCCTCGGTTCCTATATCAAGCATTACATGTGGAAGTTGGACAAATTCATAATCAGTGACATATATATTGGCCTTGTGCTGTAACTCAGGGTAATAAGCTAAAACAAACAAACCTTGTTGAAAGGGGGTGGCATTAACCTGAACCTTAACAACAAGCGTGGCTCTAAAACCCAAATACCCCCGCAACTTGTTAGAGTACAAAGGGTTGGAAATAATATTTTCAGGTGTGGTCAACGACATAATAACAGCAGGACTTGTAGTTGTTATAGCACCAGACGAGTAAATCCAAGGTCGCCTGAGGAAATTTGATAGCTCAACATTTGAAGTTCTAAGCGAAAAACCATCATGGGCTTTGCCGACAGAAACGGAGGTGGGTGCTGCAAGAGCACGTTTCTCATCATAAAAATTGTTAGTTAAAGTTTGCTCGCCTAAGTCACCATCGAGCTTTTTAGCATTGTTACGATCTGAAGAATTGTTGTCTGTTTCCATTATTAATATTTGTGTTGAAAAAATACACCGAAGCGCATAAAACTTGTTTTTGGTGGATCACAGAGTTAAATTCTATGTCCTTTTCTCGAAATAATTGTCCATGTTTAATGTGCTGGATAAACACATGTCATAATCAGTGAGGCGAGGGACGTACCCTAGCTCATGAGTGGACAACCGCAAAATTTCACCAGCATAACGCTCAAAAGTTTCACGTCCATGCAAGGGCAATTCGCGGAAGACCATGTCAACATTATTGCGCGTAATTTCCTCGTATCTGGAACCAGACTTGCTCCAGGATAACGGCTCTAATATTGAGTCAATAGCTAATGGACAAACCCATTTAGCTCTTTCCTCATTGTATAGAAACCCTCTCTTGAGAAAATCCACCTCAGTTATGTCCCTGAAATCAGATAACACCTCACCGGAACCTTTTCTCTCATGGTCCCAAGTCATGCCAATTTTCTGCATGAGGCCAGGAATGGTGTTCTGGTTAAAGGAGTCACAATGGCGCACAGCGGTCAAAACATCGTCCCCATAAACAATGAGTCTCACATGTTCGTCAAAAATCAGAATTGAGGCTACTGAATTGTTGTGAATGCCCCAAATCATTCTAAAGCACAACAAATTGTATAAACTATTGATAATAACTGTGAGAGGGTGACCGCTCGGTAAAGAACGAACCCACTCATATAAAGTTTTACCACTGAGATGGTAAGAGTTGACAACCTCTTCCCAGAATGTCATTCTAATCTTCTCATCCTCTGGAGACCAGCTCTCGCCGGTTTTGTACCACTGTTCAATTATATCAAAAATAGCCCACAAAACCTTCGGCACTTGGCTACCGTCGAAGCCTGTATAATCTCCAGCACACACATCTTTACTAAAAGTTGTGAGGTATTTGGCGAGCAAGTCCCACTCCTTATAGTAATTAACCCCGACCGCTATGCCGTTAAATATCCTATTGCGCATAATCCACCGCGCGAACGCTAAAAAATATCTACGCGAATTAATTAAATAATCAATAGGAGACGCAAAAATGGCTCTTGTTGAAACACTCTCGATCTTGCGCAATGGTCGCCGTTCATCCTTGAGGTAATCTGCAAAAATGTTAAGCGTGCGCACACCCCTCTTAGCTTTATCCACCATTTGATCACACACGGATTTTAATTTCTTGACACGATCATTGGATAAATCGTACTCTTCATCGTTACCGAAAAAATATGTCTTGCCCGGGTATTGCGGTGGGATTTTGATATTCCAAGGATACCCACATGACGTCCTGCGCGGAATTGCATCAAAATACTCCATTTGACGGTCGCCAACTATCGCTTGTTCAAAAGAATAGACCTCAGGTTTCACATAATTGGTAGAGTTATTGACAAGAAACGCAAACAAACTCGTTCGCGCCATCAAGAGTAAATCATCATCGATATCGATTTCGGGCCCGTTGTATTTAACCCTACTTATAACGTAAGGATCCATCTCGACGCCGTCTCGAAAAACTCTTTTTAAAACAGCTGGAGCCGTCTTGACCTCGGTAATCCTATTGTAAAAAACCGAAGGAACAATCTTACTAGTAGTCGAGTACCTTATGCC